ACAATTTACCACAAAGTTTTGAATAATCTGATCCAAATCTTCTTTAAAATATGCAATAATTGATAATGATATATCAAATGTTATGGGAATTGGAGTCGGAATCTTCCCAATCTCATTATTGGGAAGACCCGTTCTATAGAAATGCTGATCTTTATTAAATACTCGGGAGGTATCTCTCTTAAGTCCCGTTTGCTCCATAGTTACAACTGGAAGAGTTAAAGTCTTAGCTCTATCATTTAGATCATATAACACCCTATGTTTCGGTCCGAACACATACCTTACGTCAATTCTCTCCTTGGCATCCCTATTTTTATTGAACCGATATACAAAGGCGTCGTCAAATGCACTGACAAACGTGTTCATCAGGTCAATTTGTTCAAAGAAATAACTATAATCTTGCACTGATCATTATTTAATCAATCATTTTATAGTCTAGTAAATCCTCCACGATTAATTGAATCTTTCCAGAAAGAATTTTGGCAACTTACTCTTATTCCTACTCACAGCATCATAGATCGAACCATCTAGGATGTATGTCTCACACTCATCCTCATCTCCACGCACAGACCTACCACACGCTTGAACGAGGGTTTTGAGCATTTGATTCCCATACCAAGACTTATCAATCTGCATCAACTTGGAAACCCTAACATCCTTAGTTGGAAGCCAAGGAGCTTTTAGAATGATCTGGAACTTACCAAGATCACCTTTCAAGTCAACCCCATAAGTCATGGATGGAGACACTAGGATTGTTGGCTTATCGGATTCTTCATGCATCTCCAAAAGCTCCTCATTACGAACTCCCGGCTCACGACAAAGTAACCTATCAGATTGGATATGTTCTCGGATATAATCGGCGTTGTATTGAGTGTGAGTGTGGATAATTCCCTTTTCATCCTTATGGTGTTCCATGATCCCTTGGATTTGTTCCATCAACTTGGGAAGCATGGACTTCATATTATTATAATTCAACTTCTGTTTTGCCATAATATGGATGGGAGACTTCTTAGGTTCAAAGTCAGTATCAATATGAAAATATTCACACTCCGACTCCTTAATTCCCAAAGACTTACAATAAGCTTTGGGATCAATGATGGTAGCTGACATGATGACAACCTTCTCCCCATAGTTGAAAAGATACTTAGATAGAACATCAACTTTGAGAGGAATAAACTTAATTTTTTTATCCAAATGTTCAACTATATACTCACTATCAAAATAGGTTTCTACTAGAGTTAGTAATGAGTTGGACAGATCCGAAAGCTTTTTATACTCTCCTTTCTTCTTTTGAAATGTAATATTATCTTTTTTGGATGCTGGATCTTTGAAGAATTCTTTATATTCAATAATCTTAGCCTCAACCTTTCTAGAGATGGTAGATGCCCAATCCATACATGTTTTGGGAGTTTCCTTAGAGGGAAAGGGTGTTACCATTACTCCACATCTCATAAGTAATTGGAAATCAACCTCTGTCGTGAATTGCGATACTAACTGTTCTTCCAACTCCGAACCCTCATCACACACGATATATTCCCGTTTTCTCAAATGCTCCGGTAATGAGAAAAACATACTATAATTCAGAGATGAGAACTTAGATAAGATCATTTCATTTCTTGCGTTGTAATACGGACACCTACAAGCCTTCCAACACTCATTCTTTAATCCATTCACGTATATACATGGAGCTAAATCAACCGTAAAGTCCTCATCTACATCACACTGGTAATTACTTTGTCCCTTGAGAACCCCAGTATCTTCAAAAGATTTTTGATATTGATCTTGGAGTGACTTAGTAATCGTTAGAGCATAACATCCAAATGGTTTATCATCAACGAGCGTTGCACCATCCTCCCCAAAAATTGTATAATCGGATACGCAGGATTTGAAATGATCAGATGAATCTCTGGATATATTACCAAGAGTCTTAGAAATATGTGATTTACCAACTCCAGTATCCGCATGAACGATTACATACTTCTTACCACTGGCGAAAGCCTTTTCGATCTTTCTAAGGGCTTCTACCTGCTTCGGTCTTGGTGTATCACCTTCTGGAAAATTTAAGATTAATTCTGACATCAGGATCAGAGTAACACACTAAAAAAGAAAATCAAGAGCTTAGGGGGACGACGAATAAGTAATTATTATATAGTCGAGATGAGTCATCCCTATTCATCATAAACATCTTCCAATAAACATCTTCAGTTCTTGGGCAAAATGCGCTGAGTGTATAGTCAAATAGATAACCAGAGTCTTGTTTAAGAATTTTATACGGGTAGGTCAACTCCCAATCCTTTTCCTGCCCATCGTTCTCGATTTTGAATTTGATGAAGTTCTGTTTGGTATTGTAAAGTTTAACCATTCCCTCCTTGATAACGCGCCCATCAACTACAAATGATAATTTTTGTAGAACCAACTCTTTTAGATTTTCTTCTATCCTGATCATAATTTAAATTGAATCTTGCCACTCCATTTTCTCAGAAGCCCCCATGCTTCCAAATTTTTTCTCAAAGTATTCCCAGAAATCGGGTTCGGCCTTTTGCTCGATGAGGAAACACGCCTCAACCGCTACATTTCGATAATCCTGCATAATTATATCCCAAACAACTACAATATTGTGAAGTTTCTCATTTAATTTTTTTCCACCACGAGGTTTGTGGAAATTGAGCCTTCTAATTCCCTGTTCGGAGTTTAGAATTTCCATACTATTTGTACAGAGCATTCTTCGTAAGAATGGTCTTCCTTGCGCTCTCTCCGGTCGTCTTCTGATGAATGCTATTTCAACAGCCTCTCTCCTGAGAATACGATCAAGCTCTGTTCTCTTAATTTTACGCATTTTCTAAACTTTTTTTACTCTTACATATTGCGAACATGCGTTGTTCGTTTAAGAAAATTCCATTCTTGACTTTACCATATCCCTCAACATCCAAATTAGTAATAGGAATTCCCATATTACTCGGAAAACTAACAACATCTCCGATTTCACATTGTTTGACATTCGGACCTTTTAGAAGGACTTTGCCCATTCTCCACATATTAGTAATCTGTGCCACGGGAACCGCGATACCCCCCCTCAATACGTAATCATTTCCAGTCTCATCTGTATCCAAATCGCAGAACTCCAGAAGCATGACATCATCAAATGGCTGTGATAATACATAATCCCCCAAATTGAAATCAGTCGGAAGTTGACGATCAGCCAGATCGAGATGTGATTCTTGTGTTTTTAATGTGTCGATTGATACTTGTCCACTCATTCAAGTATTTACATATCGTTCACCAACATGTCAAGCTCACGTTTAGAATAAAATTCGGGTATCGCAGAAATAAACCCATCATCCTTTGGTTCCTTATCTTTCTTAATATAATTCATTTTCTTCTTACGAGAGATCGGAATAATATTTTCATAGAAATGAAACTGGTCTTCCCTAATCCCGAAGATATTTCCGTATCTATTGAGGGTATCATTTACATATAAAGTTAGATCAGGACTCTTCATTGTAAGATACCTAGAAACCATAAACGGGGAGAACTCAGATAATAGATCATTATCAATATCCCGTCTCTTCTCAAACAGCATATAATTTATACAATTAAACATAATAATCCCCCAATATTTTTGTTACATTATTAGAAACGTTAGAAAGATTTATAAGATCAATTCCCATAATGTCGCAATTAATTTTACATTTTTTTAATTTATCTATAATATAATCCTCTCCCAATCTCATTGGATCTGGTGTCCCATGTCCATAAAAAAAATCCTCATCAAAATCTTTAAAATAATTATCTGACCACTCTTTAATGGTTTCTTCAGTCTTATTATTGAACTTATTCTGAATATTTGGTTTATTATCACCTATCCACTTTTCAACTTTATCCAAATTATAATCATGATCAAATCCTAATAATCCAATCCGATTCGGTCTAATTTCCATCATTATATGGTATAGTCCTTGAAAAAATATAGTGTATCCAGCGTGGTGTTGTGGAGATGTGACATCCCATTTGAAATATTCCTTCGCTTCCTCACAAGTTTTTGAATAACCATGATAACCCACTTCAACTTCACATTTTCTATCTCTTGGAAAATTTTCTCTTGGAAAATCCCCGCTATGTATCCACATATAAAAATTAGAATCTTCAAACAATCTCCAAGCATTATTAACACATACTTTAGTCCAATCATTATACTTATCATCTAAAGCCATAATAGCCGATTTCCCACTACCTATATATAAAACATTTTTCATTTTCTAACGTATAAAGCGTCCCCCCATCCTGCTCCAGTGTCAACTTCTTCAACTTTCTCGAATCCCTTTTCACTCAAAAAAGAATCAATATCAGAAATCAAAGCGCATCCCTTATACATCTCCCTATAATTAACTTCAGTGAAGACAGCTTCAATATGATCCCAATTAGTAAGACCCCTCATCGCCTTAAGTTCTGCTCCCTGAATATCAAGATTCAAAATATTCCAGTGAAAATTATAAATTCCAACTTTTCTAATTATTTTATTCAGTGTTGTGGTCATCATTTTGACTTTATCTACCATTACAATGTGAGGATAAATTTGAGCATGATCACCCAATTCAAGGATCGATGAACTTTCTCCATTATTTGTAATATTGAATTCAACTTTCTCAACTACATCCGATACCGCAGCATGAACTACATAACAAGATTCATCAGAATTAACCCACCCATTTACCAATTCTTCATTAGCTTCTACGAATATGATACTCTCAACCCCTGATTCTTTATAAATTAGATATTCCTCCGCCTTATGCATCCCCACATGTATAACCCCGCGAGGGGTGATCCCATGATCAAATATTTTCTTAAAGTCAATTAGCATTATTTTTATTTCTCATATA